GTTCAGCAAGACTTTGAGCAAACTCTTTATTATAATCAGTTGCAAGTTTAACTTTGCCACCAAAACTTATAAGACCAGAATCTAATGCTGTAAGCGTTGCAATTACTGCAGAAAAAGCTAAGTAAGCTGCACCACCAATTCCTGCTATACCACCAAGTAATGCAGGTAAGTTATTTTGAATACCTCTAAATCCATAAGGCAAATCCTGCACAACTAATGATAAAGCTGTCCAATTTTGATTTGATTTTTTAAGATTATTTGCACTTCCACTTATTGCATCTCCTGCTCCATTAGCAGCATTTTGAGTTTGAACTAAAGAGGTTTTTAATTGGTCTAAATTAGTCTGTAATAACTTTATAGCACCACTTGTAGGGTTTATACCAGCAGTTACAAGTTTTACCATATAGGTCTGAAGTGCAGCTATTTCCTTTTCAATATTCTTAACACTTTTACCAAACAACTCATTAGAAGCAGCTATCTTATTAATCGTAGCTGTATATTGGTCGGTGGCTTTAATTATAATATCAACACCTTCTTGATTCGCCATTATTATACTGGTTTAATATTTTCGTATTTTTTTAAAACTGCCTCTAACTCTTCGTTAGTCATTATCCTAACATTCTTCTTTCTATTCCTCTTGTCGCAATCTAACTCTAAAAGTTCAGTAGGCTTAACCTTCTTGCCTTTAGGTAGCTGCATATTGACAAGGATAGTAGTTTGCCATCTTGACCTCACCCATTCTTGCTCCTCTTTATGCCTATAACCATACCAAATAAAGTCTAATTCAGCCATGGTCATCTCCCAAAACAAATGGGGAAGTATTTGACACTCCCCCATTGTATATCTTTCTATGTCAATCCATTCTAATTTTTTTTTTCTTCACCAGCCTCTGTTGACGTAGAACCAGGTTGCTCTAATCCACTATTCATGCTTTCTGATAGTGCACCCATGATTTCTTGGAACTGAGTTCCAGCGATACCACCCATGTCATCTATCCAATCGCATACGTCAATCTCCTTAAAATCTGGCGTTCTACCTTCTTTATAAAAAGGGTATTCAGCAGCAGACCTTACTAAATTAACGACAGCGTCTAAAGCAGATTCACCGCTTAAAGCTGTTCCTATCTCTGTTGGGCCTATACCTTGTAACTGACAGAATCTCTTTAGAGACCATGTGCAGAAACGCAGCGGTATTACCTTACCATCAGAAAGTGATAGGTTAAATTGTCCTCTCATATATTTGGTTTTTAGTTTATGCGTTGGTAGTCATCACTAATGCTCCAGTTCCAGTGAATGATGCAGAGAATGTAGCTGGAGATTCCATGTCACCAGTAAAGTCTAAAGACTCAACCGCTGCAGTTCCAGTCCAAATCTTGTCACCACTTACGAAAGTAGAGAAAGTCAAAGTTACATCAGTTCTTGAACTTACAGAAGAAAATAAATCTTCTACGTTTACACCAGCAGCAGCAGATTCGATTACCGCTAAGCCATCTGTAGTTACTGACCAAGAACGAAGTCCTTGAATTTGAGCCGCCCATCCGCCACTATCTTTTGTAGTAGAATCTGGTAAGTCTGTTGATACTGATAAAGAACAAGATGTAGAGTGAGCTACAGCTACTCCACCTATCTTTACTACCAATAGGGTTCCGTTAAATACACCAGTTGTTGCCATTTTATTTGTTTTTTTATGTTATTTATGTTGTTTGAGTTACAAAGTGGTCTACCACTATAACTCTTCTAAAAATATATGTTTCTTCTACATAGTCAAAAGTAGCCTGGTTTGATACCATATTCCTTGTAACTATTTTGAAATCTGGAGAAGCATTTGGGTAATCTGCAGGAGCTACTCCTATGATTTCCAATAAGCCATTAGCCCATTCATCTACTGACTTTTGACCTACCTCTCCAGACTTAAATGTCCTATATACAATGTCAAACTGTATGCTTACATCAAAGTTATAGCTTGTTTTGTCACTATTTTCTACTGATGTCTGAGAGCTTATTAACAAGAATGGAGGCTCGGCACCATCTGGAGCTATGGTATCATATACCGATAACTCGTAGTTGTTAGCATTTATCTTGTCGAAATAAGCCTTTCGTATAGCATATCCGCAGTCTTTCATTATCCTTCTACCTCTACTTCTTTAACTTCCGTTTGTTGGCCATTTTGAGCCTCATTTAGCTCACCAAAGAACTTCAGCAATGGTAACCCATAGGCTGTAGGGATAGTGTTTATAAACGCCTCTAATGACTTCAAATGCTCTTCGTTTAATTCAATCTTTTTCATAGTTGGTATTTTTACAAATTTAGGTAAAATTATTTTGCTGCAATCAATGCTTTTAATTCTTCTATTTGAGCTTGTTGTTCTTGAATTGATTTAACTAATGCAGCAACAATTGCGTTAAAGTTTATTCCTATAAATTTATCTTCTCCTTCTCCATTTTCTACATATGCTTGTGGTATAAATTCTTTAACCTCTTGTGCAATAAAACCTAAATGTTTTTGAGTATCAACTTCATCTAACATTCTATATAATGTAGGTTTTAAATTTAAAATTGCAGACAAACCTATTGTGCTATCTTCAAAATCCTTCTTTTTATTAATATCTGATAATGGAGTATAAATACCAGTGTTAAATGCAAAAGAACCAATACCTCCTGAACCAAAGTCTGAATTATAAACAATTAAATTAGTATTACCAAAAAAACCAAAGAAATTAGAACTTGGTCTATTTTGTGTAAATAATCCTGCGGCTGATGCACAACTTACAATTGGGTCATTAACTGCTAAACCATTACTACCCATTAAACTTGCAGTTGTTCTACCTATTAATACTTGACCCCCCGATGTGATTCTCATTCTTTCTACTGCTGCAGAACCACTTGAAACTGGATTAGTTAAGAATCTAATAACACCGCCTCCGTTAGTTCCATCTGGTGCACCATAAGAAACTATATCTAAATATTGTGGGAATAAAGTTTCACTATTTGCATAATATGTATTAAAGAATCCTTGTCTTGCTTCAGACGGAGTATAATTTAATGGAGCATTTGTAGGAGATGCAAATGTGCCGCCTAAGGAAAATAGGCTTGCAGGATTGGAAGTTCGGATTCCAACATTACCACCATTAGGGTTTAATAATAAAGCAAAGTTTGAAGCATAATTACCAGCATCACTTACTTGTATCCATGCTTGACCAGCAGCAACAGTTCCAAAATCAAGAGCAATATTACTTGCATTGTTTAATCTTAACCCACCTCTTGCAGCACTTCCGCTTGTTGCAGGTAATCCACTTGTATAACCATTGTATAAACCACTTGCTGCCGTTACACTACTTGAGAATGTAGCAGCACCTTGATAAGTCATTGAAAATATACTTGCAGCAGTAAATGTGTTATATATTTGAAAATTAGCAGTTGCTGCACTACTTGCAACACCTAAATAATAAACGTTGCTTGTTGTACTATTTTGACCTCCCAATGCGAAAGGAGTATTTGGTCTTGTAACTATTCTTGTATCAGCAGTTCCATCACCATTTGTTATTCCACTTGTTGTTAAAGCACCAGTAAGCGTACCACCAGTTAAAGGTAAGTAAGTGCTTGATGCTGCGCTTGTAGTTAAGTAAGTGCTTGAGTCTACTGAGCCATCTGCCTTTAAGAACTGAGATGCTGTACCTCCACTCTTAACTAAAGTAGTTGCGTTTAAAGTACCTATGATTGTTGCAGCGTTACCACTACCACTTGCTTTGTTTATATATAATCCTTCTCCGTTACCATTCTTAGTGATGTTTAAGGCTATACCACTTCCGCTTGTATGGCCAATAGTGAAAGTATCTCCACTACCACTACTTGAGAAGCTACCAGTAGTTCCTATTAAACCGCCAGTTAAAGTACCACCAGTCAAGTTCAATTTGCTATCAAGCTGAGTTTGTATAGCACTTGTTACACCAGCTAAATAACCTACCTCTGTAGTTGTAGTAGTCGCACTTGCTGCAATCTTACCACTACCATCAGAAACTAAAGCTCTTGAAGCAGTTAAGTTAGCAGTTACTACGCTTGATGCACCACCAGTTATAGCAGCTTGTGCTCTTGCTGTAGTAAAGTATTGATTAGAACCTTCTGCAACATCTGATGTTGTTAAAACAACAGTTCCAGCAAATCCGTTTACGGTTGTAACTGGGAAAGTAATGTTTGTATTAGAAGCACTTGTGATTCTACCCTTGCTATCTACAGCGATTGTAGGCACAGCAGTAGAAGTTCCGTAAGTTGTTGCAGTAACACCGGTATTAGCCAATGTTAAAGCAGACGATACGTTTGCAGAACCATCAAAGCTAACTGACCATGCAGCATCTCCACTTGCAGCTATTGTTCTTGCAGTAGATAAGATGTTTGCAGCGTTTGCAGTACCAGCTAAGTTACCATCTACGTTAGCAACTAAAGTTGCAACTGTATAACCAGTTCCAGTAGTGTTAACTACGTTTGTAGGTTCATCTACTAAACCATTAAATATCTTAAACTTACCAGCATCAGAAGCATCTCTGAATAATCCAGTAAACTCTACTCTTTCTTGAATAGCATCATAGTATCTACCATAATATCCAATATCCACCGCATCTGTTGTGTTGTTAGTATTAGCTACCTCAAACAATGGGTCTTTAGAAGATATTGATTCTGTATTTACATAAGTTGCAGTACCATTGATAGTTAAGTTACCACTTACAACTAAGTTGTTTGGCATTGTAACGTCATTGGTAAATGCAAGTGTTGTAGTGTTACCTACAGTTGTAGCTGCAATTTGATTAGCAGTTCCGTTTATTGTTGTTATACCTTGGTCAGTCCAAGTTGCTGTTATTACATTAGCATCTTGTTGAGTTAGGCTTAAAGTCTTAGTTGATGTACCAGTTACTGCAGCAGATACGATAGAACGATTGTAAGCTATATCGTATTCACCTAATTTAACCGTAGTAGGAATCGCATAACCAGCAGTCAAGCTGAATACGCCACTATTGTTAGCGTAAGATAAACCAGTTGCAGATGATGATAATGCAAGTCTTGCACGAGCATCTGTATAATATAAGTTTGTGCCTTCTGCTAAGTCTGTAGTAGTCTTTGCAGCTAAAGCACTATTGAACCTTGCTTGTGTATAGTAAAGGTTAGTTCCTTCAGCTAAATTAGTAGTACTCTTATTGCTAAAAGCAGTATCAAATCTTGCTTGAGTGTAATATAGGTTTGTGCCCTCAGCTAAGTTAGTTGTAGTTGAAGCAGCTAAATTAGTTGCAAAATTAGAGTTACCTCTTGCATCTGTCCAATATAAGTTAGTTCCTTCAGCAATGTTTGTTGTAGTCAAAGTAACTGAACCACCTAAAGATACCGCTTGACCATTAATAGTTATTGAGCTATTAGTTAAACTTGCATTAGGAATGGCAGCTAAGTTAAAAACACCAGTTGTGTTATTGTAAGAAAGACCAGTTCCAGCAGTTACGCTTAAAGCAGTTCTTGCTCTTGCATTAGTAAAATACAAGTTAGTAGCACCTTCTGCTAAATCATCTGTGTCACTTGCCGCAAGGTTAGTTGCAAAGTTTGCATTACCTCTTGCAGTTGTAAAATAAAGATTCGTTCCTTCTGCCAAGTTTGTTGTGCTCTTAGCAGCGAAAGCTGAATCAAATCTACCTTGAGTATAGTATAAATTGCTACCTTCTGGTACAACGCTTGTAGTTCCAGTAAAGTTACCAGTCAAAGTACCACCAGCATCATTATAAGTCCATGTGATACCAGTACCGTTCTTAATTAAGTTAGCTACTGTATCATCAATTAATTCTTTAATCTGTAAGCCACCACCAGTAATAATCAAGTCGCCAGTAATAGTTAAATCACCATTAACAGTTGCAGCTAAAGTAGAAAGAGATAAAGCAGTGTTTACCCCTGCACCATCTTGAACTGGCTGTAAAGTACCACTTACTCCAACATTATTAGCACCAATCTGTAGTACTTGTCTATATGTATTTTTTACCGCTTTACCTTGAAGAGTAGCCATTATATTTTAATTTTTTTTATTTTATTAACCATTTTATATAGTTCTTCTGAAGCCGAGTTGAATAAGAATGGTCTATGGGGCAAATTTACTACATTTCCGTTATTTCGTTTAAACGTCTGTGCATACCCCTCAAGTTGATTCATGCTAAGGTTTCTATAAACTGGAATCTGAAAAGAATCACCAGGCCCAGGCCCAGTTCCAAACTCGACAAAAGGAGAATAAAAAACACTTGAACCAACTTTTGCTCCTGCGTTCATATTGTAAGGAGTGCTATAAATAGAACCTTTTAATTTACCAGTTTTACCTAATGGAGCCCTTGCTTCTGCATTTCTTTCAATAGCTTGAACAGACTCATTGATTATCTTCTGCACTTGCTGAGTAATCAAATGTGGAGCAGTCTTTAACCTTTTTGATAGGTTAGTAACACTTGCTGTTTTATTTATTGAAAATGACATTAAGTAGTTTCCCAGGTTGTACTGATATTCTCCCAGAAAGCAGTAATACTATCCCAAGTACCAACTCTCTTTAAGGTAGAACAAGTGATTCTCAAAAAGTTGTGACCGTCAAATTCATCTATAACGCTGCTAATCAAGTAGATATTACTATCATACAAAATAGTAAGGTCATTAGAAATAGAGATACTATTGGCATCTCTTATCCTAAAAACAATGTTATCTGATATAGAATCCTTACCAGCTATGTTTGTCTTGTTTTGATTATCCCTAAATATCTCAGCCCAACAAGTATAATAGTCAACATCAGTTAAGACTTGACCACCAGCACCATCAGATTCTGAAACCTTAGATTGGAAAGTAATCCTATTTTTAAGTCTACTTATCATTATAATATTATGCTTACTCGTTTATAAGGCTTCATTAGTTCGTATGCAGATGCTATGTTAGCATTTGGCTTACTATCTTCTACAGAAGATTCTCTGTAATCGTATAAATCAGCAAGTATCTTATACAAGGCTGTTTTCATTAT